AGCCGACCGGCAGGCTGCGGTTCGGGTTGGACGTTGCGGAGGACCGCAGCGCGGCAGCGATCACGTCGCAGGCTGGTGGCGTGATCGAGCTGGTGGATCACCGGCCGGGCCTCGATTGGGTGGTGGCACGCTGCAACGAACTGACGGACCGGCACAAGGGCGACGTGGCGCTCGACTTCGGCGGTCCGGCAGGTGTCCTCGCAGACTCGATGAAGCGGGTGGACCGCATGCAGGGCCGCAGGGTCGTGCAGGCCTGCGGAGGCATGTTCGACGCCATCGTGGAGGGCCGGGTCAAGTTCCGCAGCGAGCGGGGCGATGCGTTCGATGAGGCGGTGCTCGGCGTAGTCAAAAAGCCGGTGGGCGACCAGTTCGTCTGGTCCCGGAAAGCATCGCAGGCCGATGTGACACCGTTCATGGCAGCATCGCTGGCGTTCGCGCCTGGCGAAAAGGAGGTGCGACCATTCGTCGCCTATTCGTGAGTCCGACGGCGGTGCTGCTGCTGGTCGCCATCGTCGGCGCGGTGCTGGTCACCGTCGGTGCGGCCATCCTTCACCCTGCGGCCGGGTACATCGTCGCAGGTCTGTTCCTGCTCGCAGCGGCGATGCTGACCGACGTGCCGCAGCCACCTAACGAGGACGAGGTGCCGTCGTGAGGCTGATCGACAAGATGCGGCAGGGCGCAGCCGGGACGCAGGTCGAGAAGCGCACCGTCGGCACCACGACGGGCCTCGGCATGGACTGGTTCTCGCAGCTGTTCCAGTTCGACGGCAACGCGTACCCGCTCGGCATCCAGACGACGCTGCCGGGGTCGCACGAGGACATAGATCACAGCTACATCGCCTACTGCGAGCAGGCGTACAAGGGAAACGGGGTGGTGTTCGCATGCGAGGCGATCCGGACGAGGATCTTCTCCGAGACGCGGTTCGCATGGCAGCGCCGGGAGCTGGGCGTGGCACAGAACCCGTACACCGACCGCAGGTTGTCGCTGCTCGAGCAGCCGTGGCCGGGCGGCACCACGCAGGACCTGCTGATGCGCATGCTGCTGTCGGCAGACCTCGGCGGGAACGCCTACGTCACCGTGAACCGGCACGGGTACCTGCGGGTGCTGCGGCCCGATTGGGTCACCATCGTGCGCGGGTCGGACGTGGAAGATCCGCAGGCAGATCCGGACGGCATCGACGCGGTGCTGCTCGGCTACATCTACAAGCCGGGCGGCAGGCGTGGCAACGCCGATGCCGAGGTGCTGCTACCGAACGAGGTTGCGCACTTCGCGCCGGACCCCGATCCGCTGGCGATGTTCCGTGGCATGTCGTGGCTCACGCCGCTGGTGCGCGAGGTCCAGGCGGACACGCAGATGACCATGCACAAGAGTGCGTTTCTGGAGAACGCNGCGACGCCGAACCTGGTGGTGCGGCTGGACGCGTCGGTCACGCCCGAGCAGTTCCGCGAGTTTAAGGGCGAGATGGAGGACGAGCACGAGGGCGTCTGGAACGCGTACAAAACGATGTACCTCGGCGGCGGCGCGGACGTGACGGTCGCTGGTGCGGACATGCGGCAGCTGGACTTTAAGGTGGTGCAGGGCCACGGCGAGACGCGCATCGCTGCTGCGGCAGGCATCCATCCGGTCGTGGTGGGCCTGTCCGAAGGCATGCAGGGCAGCAGCCTGAACGCCGGGAACTACTCGCAGGCGCGGCGCAACGTCGCGGACACCACGTTCCACCCGTTGTGGAAAAACGTGGCCGGGTCGCTGTCCACCATCATGCGGCCCCGTTCAGGCGAGGAACTGACTGCCGATACCCGAGACGTGCCGTTCCTGCGGCAGGACGCGAAGGACGCGGCAGATATCCAGTCCCGGAAGGCAACGACGATCAACGCGCTTCTGATCAACGGGTTTACGCCGGAGTCTGCCATCGCGGCAGTCACGTCCGGCGACTTTGAGCAGCTGGTCCACACCGGCATGGTGTCGGTCCAGTTGCAGAAGCCTGGCGAGGACGGCAGCGACGTTGGCGAGGACCCTGTAGAGCAGCCGGACCCGCCGTCCGACGATTGAGCACGAGCGAAGGGATCACATCATGGGAACGACGGACGTGCCAGCTGGCAGCGCTTCGCTCGACGTGCGGCGCATGGTGCCGTTCGAACAGACGCGCGCGAACCGTGACGGGCAGACGCTGGAAGGCTATGCGGCCGTGTTCGACGTGCCGACCCTGATCGACAGCTGGGAGGGACGGTTCGCAGAGCGGCTGCGCAAGGGTGCGTTTGCGAAAACGATCCGGGACGGCAGTCCGGTCCTCCAGTTCGATCACGGGTCGCACCCGCTGATCGGCAGTATCCCGCTCGGCCGCATCCAGACGCTGAAAGAGGACGACGACGGCCTGTTCGTGCGGGCACGCCTGTCGGACAACTGGTTGGTCGAGCCGATCCGGGATGCCATCCGGGACGGTGCGATCAACGGCATGTCGTTCCGCTTCCGCGTCATTCAGGACGAGTTCGACCGGGACGCCGAGTGGGCGCAGGTGTACGGCGACGACGTGCCGGGCCGCACCCTGATCGAGGTGGCGATGCCGGAGCTGGGGCCTGTGGTGTTCCCGGCATACGAGGAGACGCAGGTCGGCGTGCGGTCCGACGAGCTGCCGGAGGGCGTGAAGGCCGGCGCTGTGGACCTGCGGAACGTGCTGGCGGTGCGTATGGAGGCACGGCTCGCAGACGGTTCGCAGGAAGGGGTACAGCGCGACGCCGATGTGCCGATGGAGGCGCAGAGGGACGCGGCAGACGTTCCGCAGGACGACCCGCAGGACACCGAGGAGACGGGCGAGGTGGACAGCGAGGAAGCACCCGCACCACCGCAGCCCGGCACAGAAGATGTTGGCACCCCGGACGACGCCGCCGCAGATGGCACGCCGGACGAGGCCGCTAGTACCACCGACGAGCCGCCCGCTCGGCACTCGACGGACTCGCAGCAGGACCAGGACAACGAGGACAGGAGTCCCGACATGGACCTTCCCACCGCCGCCGAGCGGATCGCCCGTCAGGGCGAGATCCGCAGCAGGCTCGCAGAGATCGACGCTGACCACTCGGGCGCGGCCCTTCCGCCGCAGATCGCCGAGGAGTGGCAGCGGCTCAGTCAGGAGTACGACGACAACGTGGTTGCGATCCGGGAGGACAACGCCCGGAAGGAACGGCTGCGGGCCATCGCTGCCGCCGAGGACGGCGACGAGGGCGACGCTCCCGCACCGACCCGCAACGCGGGCGGCCGGGGCGGACGTGTCGCTCTGGAAGCGGGCGGCATCGCTGCTCCGCAGGGCCGTCGGCAGGTCACGTTCGACGGGCCGGAGTACGACCTCACCGAGATCCGGAAGCGTGCCCGCAGCGTGGACGAGCTGCCGGAGCTGTACCGCGACAACGCCATGCGGGCGTTGGAGCAGACCCGGTTCGTCGGTGTCGCTCGCGAGGCGGCGCAGGAGAACGTGGAGCGGCTGCTGGAGACGGTGGACGACGCCGAGGGAACCCTCGCGCGCCGTCTGCTCGTGACCGGCAGCCCGGTCTATCAGCGGGCGTTCGGCAAGGCCGTGTCCCGGCTGTCGACCGACGGCCTCACGTCCGAGGAGAAGCGTGCGCTGTCCCTCGGTGTGGACCCGGCAGGTGGGTATGCGGTCCCGTTCGCGCTCGACCCGACCGTGGTCCTCACGTCGGACGGGCGGATCAACCCGCTTCGGCAGATCGCCCGTGTCGAGCAGATCGTCGGCAAGGAATGGCAGGGCGTGACGACCGAGGGGATCACCGTGTCCCGTGCCGACGAGGCGCAGGAAGCGGACGACAACAGCCCCGAGTTCGCACAGCCGACCGTGCGCCCGTCCAGGGTGCAGGGGTTCGTGCCGTTCTCCATCGAGATCGACCAGGACTGGAACGCGATGCAGGCCGAGATCACGCGGCTGCTCGCGGACGCGAAGGAACAGGAGGAGGCGACCAGCTTCGTCCACGGCGACGGCACCGGCAACCAGCCGGGCGGGTTGCTCGGCACGATGCCGGAGTCCTCGCAGGTCGCGGCCGAGGGTGGCGGCATTTCGTCCGAGCACCTGTATGCGCTGGAGGAGTCGCTCGGTCCCCGGTGGCGTGCGTTCGCACGGTTCGTCGGGAATAAGGCGCAGTACAACCGTGTGCGGCAGCTCGACACCGCTGGCGGTGCGGACCTGTGGGAGCGGATCGGTGCGGGCATGCCGTCCGAGCTGCTCGGCTACCCGGCACACGAGATGTCGACGATGGTCGACAGCGCTGGCGAGGGCGACGCGTACCTCGTGTTCGGCGACTTCTCGCAGTTCCTGATCGTGGACCGGGTCGGCATGTCCGTCGAGCTGGTGCCGCACCTGTTCGGCGAGAACCGTCGGCCGACCGGGCAGCGCGGCCTGTACGCGATGTGGCGTAACGGCAGCCTGATCATCGTCCCGAGCGCGTTCCGGGTCCTCACCGGCACCGCCGCTGGCGGCGCAGGCTGATCGGTAGCAGCACATGGGTAGGGGCCGGATCCGCAGATGGGTCCGGCCCCTACGCACTCACAACGAGGAGCAGGCACATGGCAGCGATCTATCGGGCGACGGCATCGTTCGTTCTGGACCTGAATGGCCGCAGGTACGCGGCGCACAAGGGCCGCACCACCGTCGAGGAAGGGCACCCGCTGCTGGAGGCGCGTCCTGGCGCGTTCCGGCCGTTGGTCGCGGACCTGCGGGTGGCAGACGCCCAGGAAGGCGGGCAGGTCGAGCAGGCCACGGCCGCACCGGGCGAGAAGCGTGACGCGCCACCGTTGCGGGCCAGCAAGAAGGCCACCGCCAAGAAGGCCAGCAAGAAGGCCACCGCGAAGAAGGCCACCGCATCGAAGGATGCCGACGACGCAGACGGCGACGGCGGCGGCGGCGAGGACGGCGGCGGGCCGCGCAGTCCGGGGAAGGGCACGGCCGAGGGTGCGGCAGATGCGCCCACCCTCGAGCCGGAAGCCAACCCGGAGGAGCACGGCAGCACGGCTGACGACGAGTGAGCTACATCACCCTGACGCAGCTGCGGCAGCATGCGCAGATCGGCGACAACCTGGACGACGCGCAGCTGGAGGATGCTCTCAACGCTGCGGTCGGCCAGGTGGACGACTACTGCCGTCGCACGTTCACGTCGCAGCCGCAGCAGCGCATGTACCGGCGTGGCAGGCCGGTGCGGCGGCTGCTGTGGATTGACGACGTGATCGAGGTCGAGGCTGTGGAGGTCAACGGGAGCGAGTGGCCCGAGGACCGTTGGGAGCTGTGGCCGTACAACGCTGCGGCAGACGGCAAGCCGTACACGGCGCTGGAGCCTGCTGCGTTCGGGCTGATGGTTGGCCGCATCGTCGTGACCGGGATCTTCGGGTGGCCGCAGATCCCGCCTGCGGTGCGGCAGGCGACGCTGCTCCAGGCGTCGCGGCTCGCGCAGCGACGTAATGCGGCGTTCGGCATCGCGCAGGTGCCAGGGTTCGACGGGAACACTGGCATGCGGCTGCTGTCGAAGCTCGACGCGGACGTGGAGCTGCTGCTCGACCCGTACCGACGCCGTCCTGTGCTGGCGTCCTGATGGCGACCGACTACGAGGTGCGGGTAGCGCTCGCAGACACGCTCGACGCGGTCGACGGGCTGCGGACGCATGCGTTCACGCCCGGTCAGGTCAACCCGCCTGCGGCGGTCGTCATATCGGTGGACGTGCAGTTCGACCTGGCGATGCAGCGCGGCAGCGAACGGATGCTGGCGGTGGTGCGGCTGCTGACAGGTGGCGAGATGCGTAGCGCGCAGATCACCCTGTCACAGCTGATCTACACCTGCCGGGACGTGCTGTGGGACAACGCGTCGCTGGGTGGGGTCGTGCAGGACGCACGGCTGGCACGCAAGCGGGGAGAGTCCGAGGGACAGATCGACGTGGCCGGATCGACGTATGCGGTCGTGGACTACGAGGTGGAGGTAATCACATGACCAAGCGTTACCGGAACGAGAGCGGCAGCACGTTCGCAGGGATCGCACCCGGCGAGGAAGGCGTGCCGCAGATGCCGGACGCGCAGATCGAGCGGCATGTGCGGCGCGGGAAGCTGCGGGAGGTTGAGCCGTCGCAGCCGTCGTCCGACGGGCAGGAGACAGCCGACAACGACCCCGACGCAGAAGCGCCGGACGACAGCGCACCCGCCCCGAGGCGGCTGCCGAAGCCAGGAGGTATGAGTCATGGGTAAGCGAGTTCTGCGGGAGTGCTTCATCGAGGTCGACGGCACGGTGCTGTCGGACCACGTCGAGCAGGTCACCGTTCACCAGGAGAAGGAACAGGTCGAGTCGACCAACTTCGGCGGCAGCGGGAAGGAGTACGTCCACGGCCTGTCGGAGGACAGTTTCACGCTCACCTTTCACCAGAACTTCGACGTGGACAGCGTGGACGACACCCTGTACCCGCTGTACAGCGACGAGGAGGAGTTCACCGTCCGGGTGCGCCCGTCCTCGGCAGATATCGGCCCGTCGAACCCGGAGTACGTGTCCGCCCGGTGCAAGCTGTTCACCTACGACGGCCTGGACGGCACGGTCGGTGAGCTGTCCAAGATCGAGGTCGAGATCCCTGCGATGGGTGACGGCATCGAGCGCACCACCGAGACGACTGGCGGCTGATCGGTGCCGGTCCAGCCTCGCATCGAGATTGAGGGCGTCCGGGAGCTGAACGCCACCCTGCGGCGCATCGGCGGCAGGGAGCTACAGCGCGAGCTGGGACAGGTTCACCGCAGCATCGGTGAGCTGGTCATATCCCGGCTCGGCGGCAGGTCCACCGGGGTCGGGACGGGTGCGGGAGAACGCATCCGGCCGTCCTCGGCGGCACGCGATGTGCAGCTGCGGGTAGGTGGCGGACACCGGGACCGCAGGCCCCACCAGTGGGGCCGCACGCAGGTGTGGCCGGGCGGGCAGCCTCCCGTCCGGCCGCACCTGATCGCTGCGGCACGCGAGATCACGCCGCAGATCGAGGAGCGCTACCTCGCAGGTGTGGCCGCAATCGTGCAGCGCAACGGGCTGGGGTGGTCGTCAGGTGGCACTCTGTTCTAGCGTGCCGTGTGTACGGCAGCGAGAACGACCGTGCTGTGCGCACCTGCGGCGGCACGCCTACCCGAGACGGGCAGCGCCCGTGAAGGACCAGGACTGTGGGAAACAAACTGAAGATGCTCACCGTGGACGAGCTGCGCATGGACGAGGTAGCGCTCGTGGAGCGCATGTCGGGGTACAGCCTGACGGACCTCGGCCAGCTCGGCAGCTCGCCCCCGACCTCGCTGGTGATGGCGCTGGCCTACGTCACCGAGCGGCGCACGAACCCGCAGCTGAAAGCGGAGGCGTACAACAGCCTGACGCCTGCGCAGTTCGTGAAGCGGCTGTACGCACGGTTCGAGTTCGAAGCGTCGGACAGGAACTACGACGCGTGGCTGGTGCGGGACCTGAAACTGGAGTGCGGGAAGCGCGGCCTGGACGAGAAAGGCAAAAAGCCGGAGCTGGTGGCACGTCTCCAGTCCGACGACGCGTCGGGTAACAGCAGCGAGCCGGACCCTACGAAGGACGCCTAGACGACATGGCCGTGTTCTGCCACTTCTGGCACATGCGGCCGTGCGACTTCTGGGCGTTGAGCATCCGGGAATATGCGGCGATGGCGAAGTACATGCACCGTTACCACGAGGAGATGAACAAGTGATCGCATCCTCGCCGCATAGCAGGGCCTGACGGTGGCCGGCACCCTTCGCATCCGGATCGTTGGTGATGCCAGCGAGTTCGAACGCACGCTGAACAGCGCTACGTCCTCGCTCGGGACGTTCGCTACGCGTGCGATGGCTGCGTTGGGTGCCGCTGCCGTTGCTGGCATCGGCGCGTCGGTGACGGCGTTCGCCAACTTCGACCAGGCGATGACCCGCAGCCTGGCGATCATGGGCGACGTGGACGACACCATGCGGAACCGCATGGCAGAGGCTGCGCGGGAGGTCGGCAGGACGACCGAGTTCTCTGCGACGCAGGCTGCGGAGTCGTTCTACTTCCTGGCGTCGGCAGGTATGGATGCCGAGACGCAGATCGGTGCGCTGGCGACCGTTGCTGCGTTCGCGCAGGCCGGGAACTTCGACATGGCGCGGGCTACGGACCTGGCCACCGATGCGCAGTCGGCGCTCGGGATGGTGTCCGGGAACACGGCGCAGGACCTGGAGGCGCTCGGCCGGGTGACCGACGTGTTCGTGATGGCGAACACGCTGGCGAACGCAAGCGTCGAGCAGTTCGCAGATGCCATGACCAGCAAGGCTGGTGCTGCGTTGCGCAGCGTCGGCATGGACCTGGAGGCTGGNACCGCCATGCTGGCGGTGTTCGCAGATCAGGGCATCAAGGGTGGCGAGGCTGGGACGCTGCTGCGGAACGTGCTGGCAGGGCTGACGGAGAACGCGCGCACGAACGAGGACGCGTTCCGGCAGCTCGGTATCCAGGTGTTCGACTCTGAAGGCAACATGCGGAACATGGCCGACATTGTCGGGGATCTGGAGGGCGCGCTCGCAGGCATGACGGTCGAGCAGCAGCAGGCGGCGCTGGCGCAGCTCGGGTTCTCGCAGCGGCAGCGGGACGGCATCCTGGCGCTGTTGGGGAACAGCGAGGCGCTGCGGGAGTACGAGACGCAGCTGCGCAGCGCTGGCGGCACAGCGCAGGACGTGGCCGAACGGCAGATGCAGACGTTCTGGTCACAGCTCGGGCTGCTGCGCGACATGATCACCGATGTGGGTATCACCATCGGTGCGGCGCTGGTGCCGTACCTGACCGACCTCGTCGGTGTGTTGCAGGCGAACATGCCTGCGTTGCAGGACTTCGTGGACCGGGGCATCGCAGCTATCGGCGACGCGATCCAGAACGTGGCGATCCCTGCGTTGCAGACGTTCGCGCAGTGGTGGCAGACGAACGCTCCGCAGATCGTGGCGTTCGGGCAGAACATCGCCAACGTGGTCGGCAGCGTGCTTGGCCCGGCGCTCGGCATCCTCGCGTCGGTGCGTATCGCAGCGCTGGTCGGCAGCATCGCGTCGCTGCTGACCGGGTTCGCTGCGTGGGTCGTCGGCATGAACCCGGTCACGGTCGGCATCGCTGCCGTAGGTGCGGCGCTGGTGCTGCTGTGGCAAAACAGCGAGACGTTCCGCAGCATCGTCACGGCAGCGTGGGATGCGGTGCAGACGGCGGCGATGGCGGCGCTGGACTGGTTCCTGTCCACGCTGGTGCCCGGCATGGTCACGATGTGGGACAACATCGTGGACGCGTTCCAGGGCATGCAGGACCGGCTCGACGTGGGCTGGTCGGATATCGCGGCGCTGTTCTCTGCGGCGTGGGAAGCGATCCAGGCTGCGTGGGCTGCGATCGGTCCTCCGCTTATCGCGCAGATCCAGACCGAGTGGGAGTTCCTCCAGGCGGCGCTGGGTGCCGTGTGGGACACGATTGTGGTGCTGGTCGAGGCTGGCATGCAGCAGATCGGCAACGTGGTCACCATCGCTACGGCGGTGCTGCGGGGCGATTGGGAAGCGGCCTGGCAGGGCATACAGGACTACGTGCAGACGGCGTGGGAAGCGATCCGGGACATTGTCGATATCGGCATCCAGTTCGTGCTGGACACCGTGTCGACGGCGATGGAGGCTTGGGGTCCTGCGTGGTCGGCGCAGTGGGAGATGGCACGCGCCATCGTGGAGGGCGCGTGGGAGCTGATACAGGTCGCCGTGCAGCTCGGCATCGACCTGGTCATGCAGGCAATCGACCTTGGCATGGCTGTCATTCAGGGCGATTGGGGTGCGGCGTGGGAGGCGCTGAACGTCATCGCCGAGACGGTGTGGACGGCGATCACCGATGCGGTCGATATCGCTATCCAGACCATCGGGAACGTGCTGGTGGCAGGCATGGACCTGGTGCAGGCAACGTGGGACACCGCATGGAACTTCGTGCGGGACGTTGCTGTCGGCGTGTGGGATGCGATCAACGATGCCGTGACGGCAGGTATCCAGTGGGTGGCGGACACCCTCGGCATCAACATGGATGCGATCCAAGAGATTTGGGACGAGGGCTGGCAGGCGGTCCGCACCATCGGCGAGGCCGTGTGGGAAGCGATCCAGACGGTGGTCGAGGCTGGCATCGCCATCGTGCAGGACGTAATCCGGCTCGGGGTCGCGGTGCTCACGCAGGACTGGTCTGCGGCGTGGGAAGCGATCCGCAGTATCGGCGAGACGGTGTGGGATGCCGTCGTGGATCTGGCGCGGATCGGGCTGGAGATGCTCGCCGAGCTGTTCGGCATCGACCTGGACCGGCTGCGCGACATGTGGGACACCGCATGGGAAGCGGTGCGCGAGGTGTTCTCGGCGGTGTGGGATGCCATCGTGGACGTGTGGAACGCGGTCGGGCAGCCGCTCGTGGACCTCGTGATCGAGACGTGGGACGCGGTGGTCGACTGGTGGGACGAGCTGTGGGGCCGGGTCCGGGAGCAGTTCCAGACCGAGTGGGATGCGATCCGGGGCGTGTGGGACGCGGTGGGGCAGCCCCTGGTGGACCTCGTGATCGAGACGTGGGATGCCATCGTGGAATGGTGGGATGGCCTGTGGGAGTCGGTGCGGGACCAGTTCCAGACCGAGTGGGATGCGATCCGTGCCGTGTGGGATGCCGTCGGGCAGCCGCTCGTGGACGCCATCGTGGAGGTGTGGGACGCCATCGTGGAATGGTGGGATGGCCTGTGGGCCGGGGTGCAGGACCAGTTCGACCAGGCGTGGCAGGCCATCCAGGGCGTGTGGGAGTCGGTCGGGCAGCCGCTCGTGGACATGGTGATCGACGCGTGGGATGCGGTCACCGAGTGGTGGGACCAGCTGTGGGGAGACGTGCAGGACGTATTCAGCGAGGCGTGGCAGGACGTTGTCGATCTGTGGGAGGAGCACGGCGTACCGCTCGTGGAAGCGATCCAGACCGCGTGGAACGTCATTCAGGAATGGTGGGACGAGCTGTGGGGCGACGTGCAGGACATGTTCAGCGAGGCGTGGCAGGACATAGTGGGCCTGTGGGAGGAACACGGGGTACCGCTCGTGGACGCCATCCAGACCGCGTGGGACACGTTCACGACGTGGTGGTCCGAGGAGGTGTGGGAACCTGCCAAGGACACGTTCCGGGACGCGTGGACCGACATGTCCGACGTGGTGGACGAGCAGATGGGGCCGCTGGAGGAGGCCATCATCGACGCGTGGGACACGTTCACTGACTGGTGGTCCGAGTCGGTGTGGGAACCTGCCAAGGACATGTTCCGGGACGCGTGGCAGGACATGCGCGATGCGTGGGAGGCCGAGGGTGGGCCTATCGCGGAGGCCATCGAGACGGCATGGGACGCGACGGTCGAGTTCGTCTCGGGCGTGTGGGACGAGATGGTCGACAGCTGGCGGCAGGTGTGGACCGATATCCAGGCCGGGTGGGACACGCTCGGCACGCCCATCATCGAGGCGCTGGAGCTGGCGTGGACGAACACGGGCGTCGTCATATCGGGCGTGTGGGATGCCATCCTGATCACGGTCGAGGGTGCGTTGCAGTTCCTGACCGGCATCATCGAGACGTTCATTCTGGTGCTGGAGGGCGACTGGTCGGGCGCGTGGGAGCGCGCGAAGGAGACGGTCGCGGACGCGTGGGAGTCCATTCAGGACTGGACCCGGAACGCGTGGGACACCATCGTGGAGGTGTTCGAGAACATTCAGACGTGGATCGAGACGCAGTGGGACCGCATGTGGGGCGACACGCTCGACCCGGTGCAGGAAGCGTGGGAGCAGATCAAGACCGCGACGGGCGAAGCCATCGAGGACGTGCTCGACTGGTTCCGGGAGCTGCCGGAACGGGTCGCGGGCGCGATCCGGGAAGGGTGGGACCGGCTGCGGACCGCAGGCGAGAACATCGTCGGGCAGGTCGCGTCCGGCATCGTGTCTGCGGCGTCGCCGGGTGGCCTACTCGGCGGTGCGCTGTCCACCCTCGGTGGGTTCATCCTGGACAACCTGCCGAACTCACCAGCTCGGATGGGTCCGCTCGCAGGCGGGACGCTCACGAACGCAGGTCAGCAGATCGTGGCGCAGGTCGGGCAGGGCATCGAGGCGCGCACCCTCACGCAGGAGATGATGACGGCGCTACAGACGCTGATCGCAGCTATCGACGCGTTCGTGGGCACCTGGCAGGCGGCGTGGCAGGTAATCGTGGACGTGGGTGTGACAGCGATCACCGGCATGGCCGGCGCGGTCGGCACCGCAATCCAGACCGTCGTCGGTGCCGTCGCAACAGGCATGGCTGCGATCACGGCAGCGTGGACGGCAGGGTGGTCGGCAATCACAACGGCAGCGACGACGGCGTGGGCTGGCATCGCTACGGCAGCGACGGTCGGCATCGTGACGGTGCGGACCGCGATCACTACCGGCATGACGGCTGTGCAGACCGCGTTCACGAACGCGTGGACCGCCATCCAGACCGCAGCAACGACGGCGTGGACCGCCATCCAGACGGCTGCGAGCACAGGCGTGCAGGCGATGCAGACCGCGATCACTACCGGGCTGACCGCCATCCAGACGGCGTGGACGACGGCGTGGACCACGCTCACCACGGCAGCGCAGACCGTGTGGACGCAGGTGCAGACCATCGTGCAGACCTCGATGCAGGCGGTGCAGACCGCAGTCACGACCGGGATGCAGGCGGTGCAGACCGCATGGCAGACGGCGTGGACCGCGTTGCAGACCGCAGCGACGACGGTGTGGGCCGGGATCAACACGGCCGTGCAGGGCGGCATGACCACCATGCAGACCGCGATCACGACGGCGCTCACCGCCATCCAGACCGCGTGGCAGACCGCATGGACCGCGCTCACCACCGTGCTACAGACGACGTGGACGCAGATCACGACGGTAGTGCAGACCTCGATCACGCAGGTGCAGACCGTTGTGCAGGCAGGACTGACCGCCGTGCAGACGGCGTGGCAGACCGCATGGACCGCGATGCAGACCGCAGCGCAGACCGTGTGGACCGCGATGCAGACCCTTATCACAACGGCCATGACTGCCATTCAGACCGGCATCACGACGGTGCTGTCCGCGATCCAGCAGACGTGGCAGACCGTGTGGACCGCGATCCAGACGTTCACGCAGACGACGTGGACCGCGATGCAGACCCTTGTCACCACGGCGATCACGGCCGTGCAGACCGTGATCACCACCACGCTCACCGCCATTCAGACGACGTGGACGACGATCTGGACTGCAATCCAGACGGTCACGCAGACCGTGTGGACCACGATGCAGACGTTCATCACGACGGCGATCACCGCCATTCAGACCGTGATCACCAGCACCCTCACCGCCATTCAGACGGCGATGCAGACCGCGTGGAACACGATGCTGACCATCGTGCAGAACGCGTGGACGCAGATGCAGTCGGCAACGAGCACCGGCATTAGCGCCATCATGTCGCTGGTCGGTGCTATCCCTGGACAGATCATGTCGCTGCTGAACGGGCTGCCGCAGCAGCTGTTTAACCTCGGTGCGACGATGTTCCGCAGGTTCGGGGAAGGGATCAGCTCGGCGGTCGGTTCGGCGGTGTCTGCCGTGTCCTCGGGCGTGGATGCCGTGATGAACCTGCTGCCGGGGTCGCCTGCGAAGGAAGGGCCGCTGTCCGGGCGCGGGTGGACGCCGTACCGGGGTGCCGCGCTGATGGAAGGGTTCGCCGAAGGGATGCGCAACGCGCAGGGCGCTGCGGTGTCTGCTGCCGAGGGCGCTGCGGCAGGTACGGGCACGGCGCTCGACCAGGCGGCCGCGAACCTGCGAGGTCTGGACGTTGGCACCGCTCGGGTCACGCAGGCTGGCAGGCTGCGGCTCGACGCGCCGGAGGACCAGCACAAGGTCCGCATGGAACGCATG